TGCCACATTGTAGCGACTTCGCTTTCTGTCGGTGGACGCCCGTACAGCTTAGTGAAACTCTCCGTCAAATTTACCATTGTTTCCCTCAAATTGGAACACCAGTGATGTCTGGGTTCTCGGTTTTTTTGTGTTCGATAACGCGCTCTAAATACCCCTTGATTTCTTTCAAGCCATGCTCTGCTGGCATCTGCGGGTTGGCGATGTGCGCGTTGCACAAGTTCACCGCCATTTGCAAATACTTCAATTCCTGATTGTTGGTCATTACCACCACCCTTTTATTATACCTGCTGCCCAAAGAAGAACCACCGCCGTAGCGATGATCCCGATAATAACATCTTCCCATGTCCACTTGCCATAACGCATTAATACGACCCCCATGCAGCTTCATGGATTTCTTCATCGTAATTGCGGTCAATGTAGTTTCTAACGCGGGTGGGGATTTTGTATGCATCCTTGCCTGCGATCTTGTCACGGCCTTCTGACAGGTAGGTATCCTCTACATCAAAGATACCCTCGTCAAAGTCCATCCAGCCCTCAAACACAACGTCCAGTTCGATGTGACGCACATTCAGTGTCATTGTGATGTGATGTGGTAAACGTCCGCGCATTTTCTTTTCCCTTCGTGTTGTGGGGGCCGTAGCCCCCGTATGTTAGAATGTTAGGCCGTACTGTGACATAACACGGTTCAGATTGGCTTGCGTTGTGTCGGCAAGGTCATCTTCGAAATCGCTCAGATCAACAATATCTGGCTCCCCCAGCGCACCAGCACTGCGAACTTTACGGACACCTGCGCTAACAGCGCGACCATTGATTAGCCAATCGCGGGCTATGTCTGAGCCATGTGCGCGATTGTCGGCGTCGATCTCGACCATTGGCGCGTCTGTGTTTGGCGCGACCTCTAAGTGAACAACATAAGCAGGCTTGCGTACTGCGCGCTGCGCTGCTGCTTTAGATGACATTAGAAATTCAAGTGACTGTGGCATGATAAACCCCCTTCAAGGTTAGCCGTTACTGTTTATGTAACCCTTATATATTACCTCGCAGGGTAACACAACAAAAAAATGCACATATTTGAAAAAAGTTTAGGGGGCCGAAACCCCCTTGTTTTACGCTTCGTCAAACACTTCTGACAGGCGATCCATTGCTTTGCCAGCCTCAATCGTTTTGATACCCTGCTCTTTCGCGTCTACTTCCTCAATCGCGTCCGATATGAACTGGTTGATAGAATTGACATGCTTACCCAGTAACAAGATGTTCACTTTGTAATCATTCCACATGAACTTGCGCAGACCTCGCGTGTGGCTCTTGACCACCTGCTCTACTCCGTTGACCACTCGCTTATGGGCCGCAACGATATGAAAAATCTTTTTAGTGTTACCGTTTTCGTTTACCACCTTTTCACGATCTTTGAAAAAGTACGGCGTCCGTAGCATGTCGATTGCAAAAGTCAAACGCTTCGTTCCCTTGGAAACCCTGACGTTGATCCCGCTGTCAGTTGCCAACGATCCATTTATTGCCATCCACACTGCATCATAAGCTGTTTGCTCTGGCGTTTCGTTACGATGAATGCACATGTCCTGTAAAAGCTGCGGTTCACGCCATGTCGTGCGAATAATTGAAAAATCACCCGTGTGCTTGCGCTTTACCTTGCGCTGCACTCTTTCCTGTTTCTGCGTCAGTTGTTTCAGAATTTGGACGCTGCAATCGTCATTGACGGACACAAAAAATGTTTCTGCAACGACAGGATCATCTTTTCGACCCCAACAAAATCCGACCTCTAAAACTATGCCGTTTGCTTGTTGGACGTTAATGGGTCTTTTGATCCGATTGTAATAAATGAAAATAGGGTAGCATAAATCTTTATCTTTATTTTCCCAATGATGCGGAACAAAAATACAACCTTGCGCGGGTATCTGATCAACCTTGATGGCAAACTGATTTCCCCGTGATGCCCATTCTTTATCGTTGTTGCTTTCCAGCGCCATGTAATCCTTGGAATATACGTTACACGACATTTTCTGAAAGCGACGAAATGCAGCAGGGTCAGCTTTCTTCAGCGCGGTCATACCCTCAAACGCACGATCCATTTGATCCAGCAAATCAGTTAGGTAGTAATGCGCGCCGTGATGAAACCGCTCCCGCTGTTTGCGGGTGATCTTTTTTTTGGCTGGCTCTGCCTCGGTCTGGCGTGTCCATAGACGCTCCCACCAAGACTTGATCATGTTGATAATATTTTTCATTTCGTTTCCCTTCTAAAACGGTGGTTCTTCATTCTCCTGATTAGGCATCGAAACGATGTCATAGTTGAACATCGCTTGGATGAACTCTCTTAGGTTAGTGCCGTACATTGTCTGCCGCTGCGTCTAGGCGATCCATTAAGACTGCCAGCGCAACACCTAAGTCTTTTAGGTCAGCTTGTTCTGCACACTCACGGATCGTCTGCCATGCGTGGGGCTTTGTGAGGTTGCTTTGTGGCGACACGGCGGTGCGGATGCTGTCGCTATTGATTGGTGCAACATATGAACTACCCACGGCATGAAAGTTTAACCATTCAAGCAAAGCCTGTTTGTCTGTTGGTACGTCAACCAAAGTGACCTCGCCAAACTCGCGTTTGGCCTCTGCTTGAGTGCCGACCCAGCGGCCATTTTGTGTATATAGTTTCATAACGATTTCCCTTCGTTGTTGTGGGGCCGAAGCCCCTTTAATCAGATCAAATACTTTGGACCTGTCCAGTTGATGCTGTAATCCCCGAACACGTTGCCGCGCGCCTTGTTCTTTGCTGGACGTGACCAGCCTGCGGCCAACAGAATATCACCTGCTGCAAACTTGGCATCATCGTGCATCTGGACGAAACCCCAAACGCTGCCGCCGTTGCTCATTGTGACCTTGATGTAGTTTTTACCAACCTTGTAACCCAAGCCATCGCAGAAGCGCTGCTTCATGTCATCGCGCCAATCGCCCTTGCAATAATCTGCTTTGATCGCTTCGATTAAGTTTTCAACTGCTGCTGTAAGTTCCATAACAATTTTTCCCTTCGTTGTTACAATTATGTTTAAATCACACCTTGCAAGGTGATGCAACCCCCTTATTTACATTTTCGTGTAATTTTTTTACTGTCCCCAAAAACAGGACAGGCAATGTATAAAATTGAATTAGAAATATCGGGCCAGCCACAAGGCAAGGGACGACCCCGATTTACTCGAACGGGTCACACTTACACGCCACAAAAAACAAAAGAATATGAGGCGCGCATCGCGGCTGCTGCATGGGCTGAAATGCAGCGACATAATCTTGATCCGACAGATCGCCCTGTCAGTGTGGAAATCATCGCCTTTATGAATATCCCGTCATCATGGTCAAAGGTAAAGCGCCTAGAGGCCGAATACGGCGCGATTAGCCCTATGGCCAAGCCTGATGCTGATAACATCGCCAAAGCGGCCTTGGACGGGATCAGCGGCGATACAGGCATCATCCTTGACGATCGACAGGTAACAAGCCTGCGGGTCAAGAAAACGTTTTGTCATCCTGACCGTGGGCCTGTGCTTTACATATCGGTGTCGTGGACTGCGCCTGACGAATAGGACCAGTCTGGCCCGTACTTTTCACGCCACTCTAACGGCGACTTATGAACGGCCAGCTTGCTTTGATCCCATAGCCCCTGATGGTGGCCTTCGCAAAGCGGGATCGCAGTTTCATCAGATCGCTTTCTAGTTCCGTGGCGATCATGGATAGGGTGATGGGCGGTGGTTGGCGATCTTTGAATTTCACCAAACTTGCGACAAATGCAGCACGGACGCTCCCGAACTTTGTCCAGATACTTTTCATTTTTTTTGCCTTTCGGTTGCTTTAGCCCCAATGGGGGGCGTTTTGCTAAGTTTGTCATATTGCCTCAATAAAAAATGTCATTGTCGTCGATCACAGAAAAACTTTTACGACTTCTTTGCGGTTGGCTTTTAGCAAACTGATGCCACGCCCACATACGCTCCTGATGGTTTTTTATAGTTCCATCTTCCTTTGGCTTACGGTTACAATGCTCCCGTGGTTTTGCGCCACACTTCGGACACGGCATTGCGCGTATGAAAATTTGTTCTTCACTGTAATGGGTCATATCCAATGCCCTCTGCTAGTTTGGCCATTGCCATATCAAAATACTGCTGGAACTGCGCCTGATCCATCTTGTCGAAAGCAATGCTATCTGGGATGCGCACAAACGATCCGTCCAGCACCGAAAAGTGCGTTCTGACGTATCCACATGCCAGCTTCAATTCGTCGTGCAAGTGATGCTCTGTGGGCCACTTGCCTGTCGCCTTGGCCACCCTGCGCAGCGTTGACCAGTACATGTTGTGCTGCGGGTTGGATCGCTGCTTTGTCGGTGACAGGTTAAACAGTGAGCCTTGCGCATAATCGTCCATGCGCTCGGCGTCATACTGCGAAACAGGAACCAACCGACCATTGGATAGCTGCACCTGTAGCTTTACATTGGCCATGTCGTTTTATCCATGTCCATCGAATAGAACCCTACACGACGACCACCGTCAACTTCACGGCGATCACAGTGGATCGGCCACCCATCCTCGCGTAACTCGAAAATGCGACCCGCCAGACGAAAGCAACCAAACATGTTCAGCGCTTCCAGTGGCGATATTGTTTTGCCCTGCTTTAGATAGTGCAAGATTTGTGCGTTTTGGCTTTCCATTGCTTTTCCCTTCAATGTGCCAAACCCCTAGAAAGGGATTTGGTCATCCATGCTTGCCATTGCTGGCTGCGGTTGTGACGTGTGTTCGTCGCGTGGCTTGCCGCCACCCATCAGTGACAGATCGGCTGCGCGGATCGACAAATATGTTTTGCCGTTGTATTCACGCTGCTTTAGTTCGCCACTGACACAAACCTTTGTGCCTTTGGTCAAATACTGCGCTACTGCGCTGCGGTGGTAGGTGATGTCGAAAAACATCACCCCTTTGTTTTGTCCATAACCGTCGTCAACTGCGACAGAAAAGGTTGCAAACTGCCTGCCCTCGTTCTCTTGAACTTGACAGTCTTTGGTAAGACGCCCTGCGATAGTACATACTTTCATACCATTAACTCCACTTTACGTTTATCATGTGCCTCTACCATCTGCTCGTACTGCGCCTCGGTCAAGTCGGGACTGTTGATCAACTTTTTGTACTTCGCTTCGGCTGCTGCGAAACGGTTGCTGTCACAGTTTTCATAGAATTGCAGCATCGCATCCACGCGATCCTCTAGCGGCATTTCCATCTTTGGTGCGCCTGTTGGCTTTGGCGCTGCATCAGATGCCTTGATTGCCGCCTCTTTGCGCTTCACGCCTTCCATTTCGTTTGCTGATGCATACTGACCGCCGTGCATACCCATAGACGCCAGTGCGCGCCCGATTGCCGATGTCTCGCAAACCTCAACCGCTGATGTGCGTGTAATCTGCGATGACCCACGGATTTCCTCGGCCAAACCTGAACCGACCACGAAACCGTCTTTGTCTTTGACTGTGGCTTTGACCACAACCGTCTGACCGTCATTGTGGATGATGTCAGTGTCGATACCGTATTCGCCACCGAACACCATGCGGAATGCTTCGACGCGCTTTGCAACCTCTGTGTATTGCTTGCCGCCGCGCTGCATGACGCCGTGGGACTTGTTCAAGTCCGCTACGACATCCATTGCTTGATGAAACTTGTTAGCCATTGTTATACCCCTTCGTATTCTGCTTTGCGGGAATAGCGACCCGCTTCGTTGTGTTCATTGTAGTCACGGCATAGCTGCTGTGCTTCTTCTTCTGTCGCAACTTTTTTTGCGATGTAGGTTTTCGGGCCGATGCAAGGCTCCAAACCGTTTGGCCAATCTGGGTTGTTGCGCCACCATGTTCGTGTGAAAACATTATACATTGTATGCCACCTTTTCTTCTGCCTGCGCTTCAATACCTCTGTCAATCGCTGCATAGATAACCTCAATGATTGCTGGTGGAACCATGTCAGTCAGCTTGTCGCTGGCTGGATCGTTGTTAAGGCAGATTTCCATGTTGTATGCAGCAATCGCTTTTGACACTTCTGCATGAACGCGAATATTTTTGCTAATTGTCATATTTTTTCCCTTCGTAAACAATTTACACCTTGCGTTGTGACAGAATATGTGAGAAGGGTCAAGAAGAAAATAACCACATGGGGTAAAAAAATGGACTGCCAAGAAGAACACATGCTGACGTTTGATGCTTTGAAGTGTCAATTAGGAAATCATAATCTGCGCAAAGTCGCGCGGGAAACAGACCTGCATTACAATACAGTGTATCGGTTTATGAACACTGAAAAAGACCCAAAGTATTCCACAATGAAAGCGTTGTCGGATTACGTTATGTCACCGCAGGCATATAAATAAAAGAACCGCCCCAGTAGGGACGGTCCTAAAGAGAGGTTGTCTTGTCTAGGGCAGTGAAGGGAAAAGAGGCCCAGACAATACCAAAACGATGCCACGACAAGGTTTTGCCCTTCCTTGTTACCACGGCACAACATTTAGGGCAAGAGGGACAAAATATGTCACATTACATGACTGCACTTGCGATGAAGCAAAAAGGATTGAAGCCAGCGACCAAGATTGTGTTGTACTGGCTGGCTGATCATCACAATGGCGAAACTGGTTTGTGCTGCCCTAGCGTCAACACTTTATCCGAAGAATGCGAAATGGATCGTTCGTCAATCATTCGCCACTTAAACACCTTGGAACAACTGGGACTGATTAAGCGCACAACACGCAACCGCGATAACGGGTCACAGCGATCAAACGAATTTGCATTGATGTTGAAAAATGCGACACCCCCCGTCGCAAATTGCGACCCCACCCCTGTCGTAAAATGCGACCCCTTTAACCTTGGAAATAATAACCTTGGAAAAGAAACTAATATATCATCATCTGCCGATGACGGTGTTGATTATTATTTTGATCAATTATGGGAAGAATACCCACGCAAGGTTGGAAAGGCACAAGCCAAAAAAGCGTTTAAGACAGCTTCTAAGAAAATTAACTTCTATGACCTCTTGCCAAAGTTTGAAGCATATGTTTTAACCTTGAAGGGTAAAGAAACACAGTTCATACCGCATCTAGCCACATGGCTAAACGGTGAACGCTGGAAAGATGAAGGGCAATAAAATGACTTTTGAAGAACGCATGACACAAATTCGTCGTGAACTTATTGGGATGATGACAACATATGTCGTCCCAAAGCACTTGGACAATGAAAACAAAGTGCGCCAAGAAATCGAAGGCATTGCGCGTATGGTAAACAACAAGTTTCCCAACGACACGACACCTGATCACATTCGCGGGACAATGGAACGCGCTGCGATCAAACTAAAAGAAGCGCACACTTCGCGTACATGGCCAACAGGCAAAGACATTGGAACTGCTGTCACAAAATCTATGACAGGATCACATTCCTCACTGCCAGTGAACAAAGGCCCGTGGAAGCCTGACACGCTGGCAATCAATGCGCGCCGCATCAAAGCTGGTGAACCTGTCGGTGAAACTTACATCACAGGGAAGCTGGCAGAACGTATGGTTGCGCAGGGTCTAGTCACCGAAGAAGAACTTGTGCCATATCTGGTTTACCTCGACGCGCACAAACGGATGACGCAGGGGTAATCATGTCAATAGTATTAACAAAACTGTCAATTCTTCGTGAAAATACATCTGATCGCAGGTACATGACACTTGAAGCATTTGCGGTAATTGATACTCTTTTTGAGACATACGATCCGCTAAAAACCTTTACAACCGACGATCTGAAAAAAGTATCCGAAAACAAAAAGAACCTTAGTCGTATATTGTCTTTCTTAGACGTACATCCCATCAGTCGGGGTCACAATCTGGGCTGGATAAGACAGATAAGGCATACGAAGGATCGACGTGTAAATGAAATAATACTTACCCCCAAAGGCTTGCGGGTGCGAAAACAATACATGGAAGTATGATCGTGTGGGCGGCGCTATAGTGTCGGGATAAGCTGGGGATGACCAACAAAAACGATGGTATCAAACCGCCCACCACGACAAAATAACAAAAACAAAAGTGAGGACAAGATGTCTGTTATACAAAGATACGAAAAAACAGTGAATTATTTGCGTGAAAACTTGCACCTAGAAACTAAGGCATTGTTTGACCAAACAAATGACCCAAATCCACATATTCCATGCCCAGAAATGTCACAGGGTCAATTAAATCAAATTATCTTGCACGAATTGATGCAAGATACGCATTGTTTTGAAATACCGCCAGAAGTTTATAACGTCACACGCGATTTTGTAGACGACAAACTTCTTAAACATTCCGATCAGATTTTAGACGAAGAATACAGACCTTTAGCTGACAAAATGTTTGTGACGTTTGTTACGCAAAGCATACCCGATAATATGCTTTCATTTTGGATCACGCAAACTGAACCAAACATGTACGAATTTCATTACGTCCACAAAGACGGTAAAATGTCTGATATGGGTCAAATAAGAATTGGTGGGGCTAACATATGGTATCCATCGGGCAAAATGGGGTTACCCGAAAAAGATGCGCAAGCAAATTTAGAGTGGGAAAAAAATATGATCCCACACGTTTTAACTACCATTGCTGCGATAAAAAACACAAATTTTGTAAAATATGAGCCAGCAGGTACGCGACAACAAAGAAAGTCAGCACATCGCGGTATGGGAATGGCAATGGATGCTTGGCACCGTGTAACTTGGAATATTGACGACCCAAAAAAAGCAAAAGAGCCATACGACAAGGGATACCACAAAATGCCGCTGCATTGGAACAGGGGCCACTGGAAACGCGCTAAACAGCATCATCCAAAGTCACAGCAAAGACCACACGCTTTGAACCCAGAACATCGTAATATGTGGTGGACATGGATAGACGGTTACTGGGCAGGCCACCCAGCGTTTGGCTTTAAAAAGCAATATCACGCCCCAAAATTAAAGGTGAGTTAAGATGGAATTTTTTACCGCTTTATACATAGAATACACATTGCGCGGCATTGACATCCAAACATACTTGATTTTGCCCGATTATGAGGCTTGTCAAATAGCGATCCGCGACAATGAAGATATGCCAATGTACTTCAACGCGGATAGCGATGTTGATATGTACTGCATACGCACCAACACGCTATCCAGATCACTACGTCCGAAACTTAGACCATAAGTTCAAAGTGTGGGGCGTCGATAAATGGGCGGCGTCCCTGACTACGGCGCAGGTCAACGTATGCGTTCATCGCATCCTCTGCCGATCCAGCATAATCAGTAATAGAACCCTCTGACCACGCAGCGCCCCATTTAATTTTGCAACCAACTTCACGGGCTGCTGCCGCCATCGCATCACAGATGTCATCGTACATGTTTAATTCCCAAACGGGCGATGGTCCATCATAGGCAACCAAGTCCACGGCATGTGACATGCCATCA